AGATCATGGATGCTGTCAATAATACTACTGGTATGCACCTTAGACAAGTTGGTAGAACATATATAAATACGGTTACATTTCCATCTCAGAATACAGGAGAACCATTGTACTATGCTTTTAATGGTAGTGATAGTTCTAATAATTTGAAAGTAGACCTCTCACCAGTTCCTACTACTGGTCATACCATCTCATTTGATATTATAAAGTTTCAAGATGACTTAACAACTGCAAGTACAGTATTAAGTGTTCCAGAAAGACCTGTTATATTAGGTGCTTGGGCAAGAGCTATTGCAGAAAGAGGTGAGGATGGTGGCACACAGTCTAGTTTAATGGCAGGTGAGGCTTCAGAGGCTCTTAAACAAGCTATTATGTTGGATAGTGGCAATACAAGATATGAAACCGATTGGTATATTACCTAATGGCTAAACCTTTATCATACCAACCACTACCCAATTATGGTGTTAATGGACTCAATACTCAGAGTAATCCATCAACACTAGATACGTCATGGCTTACTTCTGCTGATAATATTGTTCTTAGAGAGTCTGGAAGAATATCTTTCAGAAAGGGATTTAAGCAAAAAGTAGTTCCTACAGGCACAGCAATAGCTTCTATGGTAGAGCATAATGACCAAGGAACGAACAAGATATTTGCAAGTTATGGTACATCTATATATACGATAGATTTTACAGCACCCAATGCAGCTTTTCCTAGTAGTGGTGCTGATGTTAAACATACTGTAACAGATTCAACAGGAGATTGGCAATTTGTAAACTTCAATGAAAGATTACATTGTTTCCATGCAGGAGTATCACCACAAAAATATGATGGTTCTGCTGATTCTGGAGAAAAATGGTCTGCTCATCATGGTACTGGCACTGCCATTAATCTTGCTGATGCTAGTGAAATTACTGCACCTAATATTGTATCTGATAAAACATATAAGATTACAGCACTAGGAAATACAAACTTTTGGTTAGCTGGTGCTTCTCTTACGCCAGCAGTAGGTGATATATTTACTGCTGATATTGCAGGTGGTGATGCTAGTGATGCTTTATCCAGAGAAGCCAATAAAATGGTATCGGGTGATTCGTATAAAATTATTGCTTTAGGTACTACAGATTTTACCTTAAATGGTCATGCTGGTAGTCCAGCAGTAGGTGATGTTTTTACTGCTAATGCTATCTTAGGTATAGGAACTGGTCTTGTTGTAGAAGTAATTACTGGCACTACAGGAACGATAGAAGAAATTAAAACCAATCCTACTCTTACTACTATAACAGTAGATAGCACTACTGGATTTTCAGCAGATGGAAAAATACTTATTGATGATGAAGTAATTTCTTATACTGGTATTACATCTACAACATTTACTGGATGTACTAGAGGCTCAAGTGATACTACTGCTACATACCATGATGATAATGATGTAGTTAAAACAGCCACTAAACCAGCATCAGTAACAACCTTTGATCCTAGTTGTGGAATGGGTTATCACGGAAGGCTTTGGTGTGGTGGTGTGGCAGAATCTAAAGATGTTGTTTATTATTCAAACCTATTAGATGGTGATGATTGGGCAGGTGGTGATTCTGGCTTAATTGATTTATCAAAGGTATGGAGTACTGATGAGGTGGTTGCTATTGCTCCTTATTTTGGTAAGTTAATTATATTTGGAAAGGAAAATATTGTTATATATGATTCACCTCAAACAGTTGGTTCTTTAGCTGTTAATGAAGTAATACGAGGTATAGGGTGTGTTAGTAGAGATTCAGTTCAAGCGATTGGTGATGATTTAGTATTTTTATCTGCTACTGGACTTAGGTCACTTGCAAGAACATCAGAGAAAGATAAACTACCATTACAAGATTTAAGTGTTAATATTAAAGACACACTTATAAGAAATATAGGTGTAAGTACGAATGTCAAATCAGTATATATAGAGAATGAAGGTATATATATTATGTCGTTTGTAGACGAGAATATAAATTATGTATTTGACTTCAAACATATTACACCGAATGACGTACCAAGAGTAACAACTTGGTCTTTTGATTTAGATAGAGAACCTGCAAGTCTAATTTATACAGAATTATATAGTGGTTTATTAGTAGGACAGAAGGATGGTAGTATTGCTGGGTATGAAGGATATTTTGATACAGATTTAGCTTGGGTTTCTAGTGCAGTATCTTATACTAATGCTCCATTCACAAGTGATATAACCTCTACATGGATTCCTTTAGGACAAACAATGTCGGCTTCATTATTAAAAAGAATGATATTGGTTTTAGAGGGTGGTTCTGGTGCAATACTCTATTTGAAATGGTATAAAGATTTTGGTATGACACCATCGGATATAACATCCATTGAACTAAGACCCGCAACTACAGGTTCGACATCATTATGGGGTGCAACTACATCTCGGTACGGAACGACAACAGTTTCACATACACATAATGCAACATTACATCCATCTAACTCTTTATATTCACCGATATACGGATTACAGGAGTACAAAACTCCATTAACAGGAAGTGCCAAACACTTAAAAATTAGTTTGGCTATAGCATCGAATGGCTATGATGCCTCGATTCAAGATTTAGCATTATTACATAAGGAAGGGAAAATACGATGAGCGATTACACTTTAGCAGTAGATTGGACTAACAAGGATGGACTCTCAGATAGCGATGCTGGGAAAGTAATCTCTGGTACAGATTTCAATTCCGAGTTCACTACAATTAGAACAGCAGTAGGAACGGATACAACACAGATAGCAACGACAGCTTTTGTTGAAGCAGGTCTAGGAACTATCACCGCAGCAGTTGTAAATGCTTTGGTTTATCCAGTAGGTTCTATATATTTTAATATGGCGGTTTCTACAAACCCAGCTACCTTACTAGGTATGACTGGAACAACTTGGGTGGCTTATGCAACAGGTCAAGTATTAGTAGGTATTGAGGGTAGTGGTACATTTGATTCACTCAATGAAGACCTTGGTGCTGAAACTGCTAGTGCTGCAACTTCTGGAAGTACTACTCTATCAACCTCTCAGATACCAGCACATACCCATACAATAACTCACGGTTCTGGTGGTGGAGGTGCTGTTTGTAATTCTCAACAACAATCAGCATCAAGTTGTAGTACATTAAATACAAGCAGTACAGGTGGTGGTACTGGACACACCCACACAACCCCAGCAGTTTCAACATTACAACCAAGTGTAACAGTTTACATTTGGAAACGCACAGCATAACAAGGAGATAGAGAAATGGCAATAAACTATGGTTCAACTTTAGGTGGACAGCAATATGGTAGAGCTGTAGCAGCAGGCGGTGGAAATGCAGCGAAAGGCTATAGACAACTAGGTGGTAGTGGTGGTTACAGTACAAAGAAAAAAGGTGGTAGTTTTCCTTTATCTTTTCCTTCTAGGGGTGGTGGTGGTGCTAGATTTGCCGAAGAGGACTTTGAACGCCAGAAAGAACTAGACCGATTAATTTGGGAAAGGTCTACTCCAGATGTAACTGGTGTAGGTGGTACTGTCCGTTGGGATCGTGATAAGAATATGGTTACTTCTGCCCTATCTCCAGAGAACCAAGCTATCTACGATGCCATGATAGGTAGGCAGGAGATGTTTGGTGGTCAAGTAGATGCTCTAGCAGGTGGTGGATGGCAAGATGCCCAACAACAAAGATTCGACCAGATGAGAAGTATGTATACTGAAAGCGATGCACTAGCTCAACAACAAAGATTAGCTAGAGAACAGGCTACTGGTGCATCTTCAACTGGAAGATATTGGGGTTCAAGAACAGAACAAGAAGCAATAGATCAAAGAAATCTAGCATTACAGAATCAGGCCTTTACTGAATCTCAACAACTTATTGATGCTAACTTAGGTAGAGAGTATGGTGCTGTTGGCATGATGAGTAACTTAGGCAATATAGCGAATACAATGATTAAGATGCCTACACCTCAACCAGTAGCAAACTTACAAGGTATGAGTACAGCATCTACTCGTTGGGCAAGTAATCTTGCAATGGAGAACGCAAAACGACAGCAAGGTAAGAGTGATGCTTGGGGTTCTATATTAGGTAGTATTTTTTCATAGGAGAATGGGATGGCAAATTATATAATGCCCAGTATGTTTGACACTAGACAAGCAATCAGCAGGCAGATGCAGGAAGATGCTATGTTGGCAGGTACAAATCTATCAGACCCTCTTGGAGCAGGAATGATGTATGCCTCAAGTTTATCTGGCGATCTATACAAACAAGGCTTGATGGGAATAGCAGGTATGTTTGGTGGTGGCGATCCTAGAATCCAGAAACAACAAGCCATTGATACTATCAAGCAACAATACCCAAATCCTACTACTGCTGAAGATTTTATAGCTATAGGAAATGCATTATACGGAATAGGTCAATATGAAGAAGCTGAT